GTCTACTATGTTTGGTGGACTTGACGTTCAGATGGAAGATCCAAAACAAAAAGATATAATTGATAAAGTTAAAACTAAATTTTGGGTACCTAAAGATCCGGATGATTTTCAAAATCTAAAACCTAAGATGGTTCTATCGAATGGTGAGGGTGCAGAAACTTGGAATGCCGTTCGTACCTTTTCTTCTACAATGAAAAACAACAGTAACATTGGTCGTAATCTATTTTACATCCTTATGGATGAAGTTACTGAAAAGTATCTTGGCGTTATCTGTATCTCCTCAGACTTCCTGGACTTAACTCCGAGAGATAATGCAATTGGATGGTCAAGAGATGTAAAAACAAAACAGAACATGATTAACCATACTGCAATTGGTTCTACAATCGTTCCATTGCAACCACTTGGTTATAATTACATGGGTGGTAAATTATTGGCGTTAATGTGTTTGTCTGATACAGTCCAAAAAGATTGGAAAGAAAAATATGGAGACACTCTTGTTGGCGTTACTACAACGTCATTATATGGAAAAACAAAAATGGGTGGGCTTTCGCAGTATGATAACCTCGAGCATTGGAAGCCTATGGGTTTTTCTTCTGGCTCGGTGGCTTTCGAACCAACAAAAGAAACCAAAAAATTAGTATTCGATTGGATTAAAGAGAACGATACCAAGAAATACTTTGAGTGGTGGGATGCAAAAAATCCACAAGGACTTCCACTTAAACGTGACCACAAAAACCGTTCGTTGAACTATGCATATTCTAAACTAAAAATACCAAAAGAATATATTCGTACCGAACATCAGCGTGGAATTTATTTCAGTCCACTATATGATAATACAAATGAATTTCTCCGTAAGGAGATTACCGATTCTGAACTGGTAAAATCTTTTGATACCAGTGAAGAAGCCCTTGCCAATATTTGGAAAACCAAGTATGCTAAGGGTCGAATCAGGCAATTACAGAAAAAGAACAATGTTTCATATGAAACCCTTTTCTATGATGACTTGATTTACCTATCTTGGGAAGAAACTAAGGCAAAATACTTGCCACAAGTTGGCAGATAATCAAGTATACCACACAATTACTTGACATATGCACCTAGATAATGTTATGATGTGTCCACTTGCATAACGCAAGGTTTTTTATTAACTTACTATGGAGTTTTACTATGAAGAAGCAATCCGCTAAAAGCCGTATCCTCAATGCCCTCTTGCAAACTGAAGGTTATAACACTTTCACAGTAGCACAAGCACAACGCCGTTTTGGTATTACAAACGTGTCTGCTCGTATCTCTGAGTTGCGCCAAGAAGGTTATGCAGTTTATGCCAACAAGAAAGTTGTTAATGGCGAAAAGCAAACTGTATACCGTTTAGGTACACCAAGCAAGTCTTTCAAAGCACAATGCCGTGCTAATGGTGTTCGTGTTCAGTCTGTTTAATACAGTCTAGTTGTAGGGGAACCACGAAAGTGGATTCCCCTTTTTTTATATCTACGGAGCAAAAATGGAAATTTCAATCAAAAAAGAAGAACTACAAAAGAAAAGCCTTTTTGTAGCCACGCCCATGTATGGTGGTATGAACCACGGTCTTTATATGAAAGCGTGTTTAGACCTACAATCTATTTGCATGGCCTATGGCATTCAAGTCAAATTCTCATTCCTGTTTAATGAGTCCCTAATTACACGAGCAAGAAACTATCTTGCTGACGAGTTCATTCACCGTTCTGATTGCACTCATATGTTGTTCCTCGATTCTGATATCCATTTTAATCCACAAGATGTGATTGCATTATTGGCAATGGACAAAGATGTATCAGGTGGTCCTTATCCTAAGAAAGCAATTAAATGGCGTTCTGTTAAGAAAGCTGTTCAAAAGAATCCAGATATTGATGCTGGTCAATTAGAAAAAGTTACTGGTGATTATGTGTTTAATCCTGTTAAAGGTACTGCACAATTCTCCGTCACAGAACCATTACAAGTTCTTGAGATTGGTACTGGATTCATGATGATTAAACGTGAAGTATTTGCTAAAATGGAAGAAGCGTATCCAATGATTCGTTATAAACCAGACCATGTTGGTCAAGCAAACTTTGATGGCACACGATACATTCATGCCTTCTTTGATACAGTTATTGATACTGCCGATTCTATCGTTGGCGGTGGTTCTGAACGATATCTTTCAGAAGATTATATGTTCTGTCAAATGTGGCGTAAGATTGGTGGAGAAATCTATCTCTGTCCTTGGATGAAAACATCTCATATTGGTACTTATCATTTCCAAGGAGATATGCCGGCTGTTGCCAATTTTGTTGGAGAAATGTAATGCCTTGGACTTTATCTGAAATACCTGAGGAAGAAAAGATTAAACAATTGAAAGATAATGTTCGATTAGTTTCTGAAGCACCTTATCATCCTGGTTATGAAGATGCGGCCGTTGGACCTTGTCAAGGTCATCATTATGAATCTGAAAAAGAAGAAGGTCGTAAGTTTGATGGTGGCAAACTAGAATATGGTTTGTTACCACCATTTGCTTTAGAAGAAGTAGTAAAAGTATTAACATTCGGTGCTCAAAAGTATGACCGAGATAATTGGCAAAAAGTACCAGATTCAAAACGCAGGTACTTTGATGCACTACAACGCCATGTTTGGGCATGGAAACGTGGTGAACAATTAGACCCCGAATCTGGTATACATCACTTAGCTCATGCCATGTGCTGCTTGATGTTTTTGTATGAACATGATATAATGTATTCTTTAAATAATGGAGATGTAAAATGAAGTTGTCAAATGAAACCCTAAACGTCTTGAAAAACTTTTCAACAATCAATCAAGGCATCCAATTCAAACAAGGTAAAAAACTAACCACAGTTTCTTCAAGTAAAACTGTTCTTGCTCAAGCAAATCTGAAAGATGAATTTCCGCAAGAGTTTTGTATCTATGATTTGAACCAGTTCTTATCTGTTTATAATCTGAATAAAGATTCAGAGTTGGATTTCACAACTTCAGATGTTGTATTCAAAAGCGGTAAGAAAAAAACAAACTATCGTATGACAGCACCAGATATGATTGTAACTCCTCCAAACAAAGAAATCACATTACCATCGGTTGATTGTCAGTTTACTTTGACAGAAGAAGATTACAATTCTATTTTAACTGCTGCTAAAGTATTATCTTCTCCACATATTGCTATTAAATCTGATGGCGATACGATTGAAGTTGTTGCTTTTGATGCTGCTGATAATTCGGCACATACAAACTCAACTGAAGTTGGTGAAGGTAATGGTAAGAAATATACAATCGTGTTTAAGACAGAGAATATTAAAATGATTCCTGGTTCATACGATGTGCAAATTTCATTTAAAGGTATTGGCCACTTCCAAAATACTAAAGAAGATATTCAGTATTGGATTGCCTTTGAAGCCAAAGAATCGAAAGTGAGTGAATAATGTTTTTAAAATTTATTGAAGTAAAAACTAAAGATACCATTGCAGTTAATTCTGACCATGTTGTTGCAGCTTTTGTGGCCACCGAAGGTGATTTGCAAGGTAAAACAATTATTAATTTAATTAATGGTATGGTTGCAGTAGAAGAATCTCTTGTTACTGTATTAGGTCAATTGGCGGCGGTATAATATGGGAACAGAAATTACAACCCTATATGGTACCTATAACCAAGACCAATTAAAGGCAATTAAATCTGCAATCGATGAGGTAAATGTTTCTCAAACAAAAATTGATTTTGAAAAACAATTACAAAAAGAAATTATTGATGTTGCTTTTGATAACTTTAAAATTCCTAAAAAGATTCTTGCCAAGATGGCAAAAGTAAAATACAAACAAAGCTTTGCCACAGAAGTTTCGGAACAAAAGGAGTTTGAGGCTTTATTTGAAGTCATTAGTGAAGTAAAATAAGCAGTATAATATATTATGGGAGTATGTGATGGAACAATTATTATGGGTCGAAAAGTATCGACCACAAAAAGTGGAAGATTGTATCCTACCGGATGCAATCAAATCCACATTCTTGGAATATGTTACTAGAAAAGAAATACCGAATCTATTATTATCAGGTACGGCGGGTGTTGGAAAAACAACGATTGCTAAAGCCCTCTGTAATGAAGTTGGTTGTGACTATATTGTTATTAACGGCTCCGACGAATCTGGTATTGATGTTCTCCGCAATAAAATTAAAAACTATGCTTCATCGGTTTCCCTCGCTGGTGGCCGCAAAGTTGTTATCATTGACGAAGCAGACTATCTAAATCCCAATTCAACTCAACCTGCGTTGCGTGGTGCCATCGAGGAGTTCTCC